ATGAAAAAATAAACAGACTGGAGGTAAAAAATGGTTAGAGTTACACAAGACGGCAAAGATGTTGATATTGAAGATGTTTCTCTGCCAAAAGAAATTATTGAGATTATAGCATCCATATGCTGTTGACACCATTGTAAAAAGGCTTTAGAATGTGTCGTATGTATGATAAATACGGCACATTCTTTATATATTGAAAGGAGTGTAAATAAAATGGAATGTGTCGCATATATGCGTGTTTCCACGGAAAAACAGGCAGAAGAAGGCAACGGTCTTGATAGTCAAAAAAGAGACATAGAGCTTTTTTGCCGGAAAAATGAACTGGTTGTATCTGACTGGTATGTTGATGATGGATATACCGGTGCAAATATGGATAGACCGGAATTGCAAAGACTTATTAACGACTGCATAAAAAAACGTGTTAAATGTGTTGTTGCGTTTAAATTAGACAGGCTTTCAAGAAGTATGATTGATGGATTATACATAATTGAAAGAGTTTTTCAACCAAACCAAGTGTTATTCAAATGTGTACATGACAGTGTAAGTTATGACAGTCCTATGGAGCAGGCATACACACAGATGATGGCTGTTTTTGCACAACTTGACAAAAATACTATGATGCTTCGTATGCGTGGCGGTATGTTGGAGCGAATAAAACAAGGTTACTGGATTGGTGGTGCTAATACTCCGTATTGCTATAATTATAGCAAGGAGAAAGGAATACTCATTCCTATACCAGAACGTAAGGAACAAGCAAACAGAGCAATTGATATGTTTATTGGCGGTTATTCTGATTTATATATCAAGGAATCATTAGGATTTCACAGCGAGGTTCTTGTCAGAAATGTGCTTACTGGAGTTGTCAATATAGGTATGATCCCATATAAAGGGAATGTATATCAAGGACTTCATGAACCTATTTTTGATAAAGAAAGGTTTGAACTTGCACAGGAAATCAGAAAATCACGTAGGAAAAACAAAACTGCTTGTCATACGGATGCCAACTTGTTAACAGGATTGTGCTATTGTGGTGTGTGTGGATGCAAGATGCGGTATCAGAAGTGGACGCACGGAAAGCATAAAATATATTGCTGTTCTCGTGATAAAGCAATGAAGTATTTGCCTAATTTCAATCCAAACTGTAACAATTCTTTGGAATGGGCTGCTGATATTGAAAAACAGGTAGAAAGTGAAATTTTGAAAATATCCTTAAATCTTTCAGAGTGCAAGCCTATTGAAAAGCAAAGCAAACTTGAAATAATGCAGTCACAATTTGAAAAAGAACAGGTGAAATTAAAAAGGCTATATGTTCTTTATTCCGATGGAAATGACACAGTTTTAGAAATGATTAAGAACACTGAAAAAAGCATTTCTGATATGAAAGAAAAGATAACCGAGGAAGAAAAGAATGAAAGAAACAGTCAGAAGAAAGAAGTTGTTTACGAGAACATAAAAAAACTTGCCGATGTGTGGGCGCATATCGACAAGAAAGAGAAAAACAATATATTAAAAAGCATAATATCAAGGATTGTGATTGTCAATGGTGATGTTGAAATTCAATTAAAGAATTTTTAGCAGAACCTATTGTTATCGGAACCGCGTAGGTGGAAAATTTTACACCCAGCGTGGAATCAAAATTGTCGATGGCCTTG